ACCGACTTACCGGCACCGGTTGGAGCCTGTAAGATGATTCGCCTGTGACCAAGGGAGGCCTTAAAGGCACCGTCACGAATTAGTTTTTCCTGGTATTCTCTTAGCTGGCGCATGCTTCAACCTCCTTCGGTTTGCCGGTTGTTGAAAGAACTTTAAAGGATACGACCCATAACCAGGGGTTTTGATTCCAGCTTTCAAGGCCATTGATTTTTATCCATAATGATCTAAATGAATCAATAGGATTGGGGAATGAAGGGAACCAATATTCTTCGTGCTTTGGATCATCTTTCCATAGATAATTTCCATAATCAGCATGCAATGCCCCTGGCTCTGAAAAATAGTCCTCATTCCACCTTTCAACGCCTTCCAAATCTGCATCGTCGGGGCTTATCTCCTGCAACCGTTCTACTCGTATATCGGTTACTTCTAACCAAATACGGGCGACCGATTTTTGCATGTGAATATTTGGAACTTTACAACAGGCATAGTTTCGGTATGGCGTATAATCAAGCGGAATGGTCTCTTCATCTATCAGCTTATTGTCGGCTACATAGTATAATCCCAATTCTCCTTCTTGATAAAGCGTTTCCCTTACCCAAAGCAGGTCGCCTACTTTGCCGTAGGGACACTGGCAGATAACCGTATCCTGATAGTTATTGCGGCACCTGAACTTTTGGTATAGCTTCCCATCTGCACCTACAAATAGTTCGCCTTCTGGTGTCCACCTATCAGGGTTGGCATTGACAGCGTTTAAGCCCCGGGTTCTACGGGTCATCAGCTTGCGGGCCTCCAGGACGGCCTGCACCATGGGGGTAGAAAACAGTATTGGTATTTCTTTTTTCATTTCGTAACTTTTATAAAACTTATTTTATGGTTAGGATGGGTATGGATATTGAATTTCCAGGGCCTCCGCCCTTCTATGTTCGGGCAGTAGACCAAGGCTATAAGTTTGTTTTTGAAACTGCTCCTGAGAACGATTTTATCGTGCCAACAGAGGATGTTAAAAACAACGCCACAAGGTTTAACCTTAATGCAGTACAACGGAGGGCGCTTGATGATTTCCATGACTTTGGGAAGTCTAAGTCCCATTGGTAAGTTTTCCATCATCTTCCAAAAAGTTCGGTTTGATTAGGGTTGGCCTCTCCTGCCAATTCTTTCAGCATTTCATCGACCCTTGCTTCAAATGCCTTTGCTTTCCGGAGTGCTTCAGTTGCAGATACGGCCTGATTTAGGCGCCTCGCCTCGAAGTATTCCTTCTGGTACTTACGCATGAAAGACACGGCTTTGAACAGGTCGGTGGATTGGGTTGAGGTCATGACAACCTCCTTTCCAGTTCAGCTTGTGAGTACTTGTCAAATACTTCGGCAATCAATTCCAGCTTCATCCTATCAGCCAATGTTTTAGGCTTAATAACCACCTCCTTATCTATATCGATATTCTTTTCATCAATGATGTCCTGAAGAGTCTCAATTTGATCTGCATTCAGAAAACATTCATCTCGCAGATAATCGATAATATCATCAGTATCGAAATCGCTGATACTGACATTGACTGTTGCGGTAAATTTTTGGGATGCGCTCATACTTATATGTTTACAGTTACAGGAATGATTTTATAAGTATTGGTTGCCCATTTATAGCCCATTTTAGTGGCATACTTCTTTGAGCTATTGATGGCTTTCTCACATTCCTTTTTCGTATTGAACACGGTAGGATTACGGTATTTAGATTTTCTTGCCGTCTGCGCAACCCATAGAATGCCCCTGTCATCAATCACACATAACTCATTCTTCCCGGGCATATATGAAAAGGATGTCGTTACAATGTAGCGTGTCTCTTGTGCCATACTTATACAGTTTGCGGAGCCTTAATGCTCCAATACTTAAATGCTATTTCATTCATCTTAGCCTCGCCGCTGCTCCATAAACGGTCACCTCTTTTCATAAACACTTTGAATACACGGTAAGGCGCTACTTTGCTCACTCCTATGATCACATCTTGAATGGCACCTGATCCAGCGGCATAGAACACCCTGGCACGATCATAATCGAACATGCCAATCGCTTGCTCAAACTGCGCCTGGCTGGTGGCCGTGGTCGATTTCAGATCACCGCCCCACCAGGTCAAGTGTGACCACAGATCATATTTTCTCCTGGTGTCTAAAGTGAAGCTGATGCCCTGGTGACAGAACTGAGTGCCGGGATTATACATTTCAACCTCTTTATCACAGGCGTCCAGCAGGTTACGGCAAAAGCTGTCATTCAAAAAACTTGCACGCATCTTTCTTGCCGTGTGCAGATCTTCTGCGGTGTATTCGTGATCCACGCCAACGACCCTGCGGCGTATCAGGTCCACGGTATGAGGTTCCAAGATCATAGCGTGAACCAATGTCCCGAAAAGGAAAGCCTGCGTTGTGTCAATGGCGTCCTTACCACCAAGCTCCTGCTGAAGCTTGGTGAGGTCGGAATTAGAGGCAAAAGGGTGAGCGTAATATGAAGTCATGTTGTTGCTTTTATATTCTGTTCACCAATATGCTGAAGCTGAACAGCAACAGATACCCATTCACTGTTTTTGCCGTCCGTTATGTTCATCCAACCGAAGGCGCCAATATTTCTGAACGAATCAATAAAGCCTCTTTTCGTTTTACCCAATGTTGTTCGGTAATTAATCTGATCGCCTTCATTTAAGACTGTGCCGCCTGGTAGTTCAAGTGTTCTCATGCTGCTTTCTCCTCCTTTCTAGCCGTCCGGCTGCTTCTGGTTGAATAATCCTCTTCCCATGTAAGACCCTCAGCTTCGATCATTTCACCCTTGTTCAAACGGCCTTCACACGCTGTCTTGACAAAGCCCAACTTCTTACCCAACTCTTCCAGCGTCATGTTGGCCATGTCGTTCTTCACCCAACTTTGAAGCATTGCAGCCCATGCCTTGTGTGACTTGGCCACGTACTTCTTTTTCACGCTGGTTCCCTTGGCAATTCCCACAACCGGCGCAGCTTGTGCCGCTACATCAAAAGCACTGTTCATTTTGTCCACTTCAGCGGCTTGTTCCAGAGCTGCGGCTTTATCAGCTGCTTCTTGCCTGGCTTGTTCTTCCCGTTCCCTCTGCTCCTGTGCAATCCTTTCCGCTGCTTCCTTCGCTGCCTGCTCATCACCGGCAATCCTTTCAAGTTCCATCTTACGGGATGGCACCAGTTCAACCAGGGTATTGCGCTCCTGCTCCATACGGGTCACCCACTCCAAAGCCAGTTTAGGACGCTGCTCTTCGGCTACTTCACGTAACAATGTGTCACGCTGCTCGTTTGTGATCAGTTGAGGTTTTGGGTTAATTATACCAGATTGAAATCCTTCCCATGTTTGGTTATCTAATTGAGGTTGCCATTTCTGCAAAGCGGCAGCGTAAGCGTCAATGCCCTCAATTGACTGTGCATAGAATTTGGCATGCATGCGCTTGATGGCATCGACAGCAGCCGTTGAAAAACGGTCAATGATCATCTTGGCGAAATAGGTCTTGCAGTCGATTAGCGCCTGTTTCCGCTCCTGCTCTTTTTGCTGCTCTTCAAGGGCGATCTGGTTGCGGCGTCCTTTCTCTTTTTGCCAGCCGTCACGAAGGGCCTTTACCTCGTTACCGATTTCAACGATCTTCTTTTCTTCGGCGGTGAACAGAGCCTTGATTTCATCCATACGCTGAGTGAACGGCTTACGGCGGTCATTCATTAAGGTGTAGCTATCCTTTAGCCTGTTTTGCAGTCCGGCTAAGGATTGGTCATGCTGCTCCATAGTGGCAGCGTCCACGGTTGCAAGGTCAATAGCTTTCAGGGGTTCAATCTGCTGGCGTACCGTAGCAACAGCACGATCAGCAAGGGAAGTATTGGCAGCTATCACGTCAGGAAGCTGCGCCAGTTGGGTAGCAAGTGCAGGAAGGTTTTGATTTTGTTCCATGATTAGAAAGGTTCATTTGTAGCGTGTGGCATTGCTGCAACAGCTGGTGAAGAAGTATTGTTAACTGGTGAGGGGGTTGCGGTTGGCGTGCTGGTGGTAACCGGTTCCACAACCATGGCCGGCGTAAACTGTGCCTCTTCGCCTGGCTCTGGTAATTCGGTTGTGCCGGTTATAATCGCAGCATCTCCCATATCGCCGTTAACCTCAAACTGAGAAGTGATGACCGATTTACGAACATTCTTTAAAGCGAAGTTTATCAGCTTGGCACCAAAGAAGCCAGGATCTATCTGACCATTGACATTGTACAGGGCATTTGGATTCCCTTTATTTTGCTTGGCAGAATAACCAGCAAGGCGCTGAATATCGCTAAGGTCCATCCAGTAGGGCTCACGCTTGCCGCTCTTCATGACCACGTACACATAACCGGCTACGATCTTGTTAGAAATGCGGGGAAACTTAACCTGGTGGCGAATGATCTGCTCTCCCTGATCGTTGGTACCAACCGCAAATTCATCACCCTCGTACACAATCACCGGCTTGGTTACATACTCAATGGCTCCTGAACGTTGTGCCTGGAATATTTTACCGTCTGGTGAAGTCGAGAACACCAGGCGCTTTTCCCATGATTCCTGGTTGCCGTTCTTCACTTTCACATTGCGGCTCATTAAATAAACATGCTTGGCACCGCTGGCGAAGGAAAGGCCGTTGCTTACCACATCAAGGAAAACCCCCATGGCAGATACAGGCGTTACGTCCTGAATGCCCTTCTCCTGAACCTCCTTCATGAAGTGAAACTTTTCCACTTCAAACATTTGCCTGGCTGCGGTATCGTCTACCTTCTGGATAGCACCGAAGATTTTAGTAAACCGGTTAAGGGTTTCCGGTGCTTCAATTTGCGATCTGATCGTTAATGCTTGTGACATATAATTGAGTTTAGAAAGATTGCTTTTTAAAAGGCCCAATGAGACCAAAGGGCCGGCTAACGATTGCTATATGAAGAATATGTACTGAGACATTTTAAAACCGCCCTGTGCGTATCTTGAATATCGGGTTAAGTTTCAGGGCGGTTGTGTACCGGCAGTTTATCCTCACTCACTGATTCACACTGCGCTCTCCACGGTACCACTAGAGAATTCGTTTAAAAGGAGCCGACCAAGAAAAGTCACTCCGTTGAACCGAACCGTCCGAATAAAATGAGTTTATGTGTCCCTACCTGGACCAAGATCATCTAGGTACTTGGCTCCCAGAAGCCCCGACAGAATTGAATACAATAGCAGTATAGGGCTGAACAAGATGAAGTAAAAAATGCTTGCAATTAGTCTCATAGCGGTTCAGTTTATTAGTTATTCAATAGAGTATCTGGCAGTTAAGAGTTCGACCTTTTTGAACAGGGCTTTTTCAGCCAGGTAAGAAAGTCCGAGCAGTCCATGCAGGTTGTTGATTCTTCTTTCGCATCCTTCAATTTCTTCTGCTGTCTTACTATCCTGGATAGCAGCCCATATAGAATAGAATTCGGCTATACGTTTCATGGCTGCACCTCCTCTCCAAAAAGACGGTCCTCAATAATTCGATCTATGGTCACGTTGGGATCTTCCTCCTGCGGGGGTGCAGGCGCATTAAATTTGGCGGAATGCCAGAGATTGCTTAACTTGTACATACCTTTAATCTTTAATGTTTTTCTCAGCCTCTGTTTCCAGCAGGGGCTTTTTTATTGAAATGCTTTTTCTCTCATTTTCGCTACCAGGGCCGCAGCGTCGCTTTCGCTTAGCCCACCCTTTCGGGCGTTGGAAGATGTAGAAACACCCTCCGCCAATTTTCTTCTTAATCTGTAGCGTCTTTCATTGAGCATGTTCACGGTTGCCTCCAACTGGCGCAACTCCCTTTCAATCTCCATTCGTTCCTGCTTGCTCATATGCTAATTCGTTTATGCAACCCTCCTTACAATCGGAGTAAACATTCTAACCACTGGTGCCAGCTGCTTCATTGTCTTGTTCCATTCGTTGACAGCGGCAAAGTGTACAACCTCACTCCTGGTGAATGACAGGGCAGCAACGTCAACCTTTGTAATGGATTCGTGAAGCACCGGCTGGCCTTTAGGACCTACGGTTGTAATGATGGAGGCTTTATACATTTCAACTCTCTGACCGATCACGGCATAAGACTTTATCATGCCATGCTTTTTCAGGAATTGAGCGATTTCAAGAGGTGTGGCCAGATTGATGTACTCATAACGGCCATGCATGATGTAGCAGAAGCGGATACTGCTTTCGTTCTTCACGAACGAAGAAGTATCAGGCAGGTCAATGATTGCCTCAAACTCGCGGATACTTCTCCTTTTTGTTTCCTTGTTCATGGGGGTTAGTTGGTGGTTTAAGAATTTATTGGGGTAGTGTATAGAAAGCATTAACAGTTAGCGGTGAATCTTTACAGGGACGGAACGGGCTCCCCCTCCAATATCTCAGCATCCTTTAAGTCCGTTTCGGCTTTGATAACCTTTAAAGCAGTGAATGTGGTAAGTGGCCCATTGTTCTTATTGGCCTTGATGTAATTCCGGATAGATTGATCAGTAGTTTCAAGAGCCAGAGCAAGCTTTGTCCTGATGGTCTTGTTGCTGATTTGCTTAGCTGCTTTTTTAGTAAGTTTCATACTATATATTTGTATGCTATGATTGTATGATGTAAAACTAACGTTAGTTATCAAATTTGCAAACCAAGTTAACCATTTTGTTAACTCATTAACATTTATTTAACAATTGGAACAAGATCAACCATTCGTTCAAAACAGCTATACAAAGGAATTTATCGGAGCCGTTAATTCAATGCAAGACGTTGAACATAAGGACATTGTAGATAAATTAGAATGGAACAAAACTGCGATGAGTGCTGTCATGAATGGAAAAAGAAACATTCCATTCGATAAATGGGAGAAGTTTAAATCAGTTTACAAATACGATAACTCAAACTACCTGGAAAAGAGAAGGCATAAAAAATTAACAGCCGAAAAAGAAGGCATTCCTATTTACGAGGATACGCCTTACACCCTTGGAAACGTGGAAAGCTACAGAGACACCCCGACAGAGAAAGCAGACTTTTGGGTAACGATCCCAGGCCTTAGAAATTGCAATTATGGAGTAAGAGCAACCGGTGATAGCATGCACCCGCTGATCCGCAACCATGCCCTGGTTGTTGGAGAAGAGATCACAGACTTTTCTTTTATCCCATCAGGTGACATTTACATTGTCCGGGCAAAGAACGGGATCGAGACAATCAAGTATATCCAGCCGCATGAAACGGACCCCAAAAAGTTCGTGCTGGTGCCTTACAACGAAAAAGCCAAACCAACCGATATATTGAAGAAGGATATCCTAAAGATATGGAAGGCGAAGGCTGTCTTTAATGTTCTATAAACCAAACCCCATACATATGAGAAAATCAATTGCAATCCTTACCCTGGCAATAATTGCCTTTTCATGCTCACAAAAGAAAACATTAGAAAGCCGTGTACAGGCGTATATCAAGGACACTGTACTTCAGAACTTCAATGATCCATCTTCTTACCAGTTCGTGTCTATGAGCATTGATACAATGAGCGAAAAGGAGACTTATGAGTTTGGATTAAAATGGAGGGAAGATTATTTAAAAGATAAACAGCGCCGGATGGATTCTGCATTGGCCGTAAAAGATGATATAATGGCTAACGTGTTACGTGACGGGATAGCCTCTGACCAAAAAGAATTAGACAGCTTGAAAGCCAATCCCGTAAAAGATAGGCTATGGTATTTGATCAATGTAAAATGCCGGGCAAAGAATAAAATGGGCGCACTGATACTGAATAACATGAAGTTTAAGTATTACCCTGACGTTGATAAAATGCAGGAAGAAGAGACAGAATAACCAATTTCTAAAGGTCACAAATGAAGTCACAAATCAACATATTACCCCTATGTAAATCTGCTGAAACCCGCCACAGGCGTGGATGAAGATATGGGGCATCTGCCTTACAAGCAGAGGGTCGGCGGTTCGAACCCGTCAGCTCCCACACAACCTCAAATCTTTACCCAGTAAGGGTTTGAGGTTTTTTTATCTTCTTCTTCGTCTGTAGCATTTTATCCTAAAAGTCACAGTTTAGGTCACAACTCAAAATGCTACGTTATGCCACAAACAAGAATTCAACTACCAAACGGCTGCTCTCGCAGCGTAATTTCTGTCACTCCACAAAATTGGAAATACTTAAAAAAATGTTCTACCCCCTGGCGCATTCATTACCGCTTTTATGATCCTACCAGACCTGCGCCGAAACAGGTCAAGATCATGACCATGAACAAGTTCAAAGAGATTGGCCAGAGAAAGCATGCAACTGAACTGGCCATTGATACTCTTGAGCAAATCTTAGGTGCTGGCTACAATCCCTTTTTAAGAAAAGTGGTTGAGGTCCGGGAGGTCAAATACGAAATTGATGCCCATACTCTTTTTATCCCTGCATTAAGAGGAGCGCTGGCCAGGGTGGCACTGGAAGAAAAAACACGAAAGGAGATCAATAATTATATCATTGAGAACGTGGCCAAGGCTGCTCTGCATTTGAACTACCACACCCTATTTATTTCAGAAGTAAAACGTAAGCATATTGTATTCATTCTGGATCACCTTCGGCAAACCCTTTCACGGTTTACAGATAACACATTCAATCATTTTCGCAAATACCTGAAGATCCTGTTTTCTGAACTGACAGAGATCGAGGCGGTTGAGAGCAACATCATTAACGATATCAAAGTCAAGCCGCCCATGGAGAAAAATGAAAAGGTTGTACTTACCAATGAACAGCGGAAATACATCAATGATCTACTACTCACCCAATACCCGGAGTTTCACCGTTTTCTGCATATCTTCTTCCATAGCGGTGCCAGGATCACAGAGCTAATGAAGGTCAAAGGCGCTGATGTTGACCTGAAATCACAACGCTACAAGACCATTATTAAAAAAGGCCGCAAGCCCCGTATTGTGTGGCGTACCATCAAAAACATTGCTATGCCATTTTGGAGGGAAGCAATGGAAGCATGCCAGCCAGATGATTATGTTTTCTCCAAAGGCCTTCAGCCAGGTTCGACCGGGATCACCTCAAAGCAGATTACCCGCAGATGGTTCTCACTGGTTAAAAAGAAGTTTGTTTATACCGAGGGAAGAAAAGGCGGGAAAGGTAAGTATGTGGACCGGGTTCATATAATCAATGGGAAGGAAGTAATAATAACGGCAGACTTCTATTCCCTAAAGCACCTGAATACTTCAGAAACAATTGATCATTTGGAGCTGCAGGCGCCAGCTGCTGAAGCAACCAAGCTGGCTGCGGAGCATAATGCCCATACGTCAACAGCGATGGTAGTGCAGATCTATGATGTGAAGCAGCAAAAGAGAAAGCACGACCGGGTGAAGAGGGTTAATAACCCGTTTGCTTAAAATAATAGGCAAAATTGCACCCCCGTATTTTAGGCACTGGCTTTTTTGTTGTGGTAAAAAATAGGTAATTTCTTACCTTGATATCAGCGCCCTGTAGCTTTTAATTAGCATATTCAACTATACTAAATTTATACTTTAGTATAATTGAATATTCAATAAAAACTATAACCTTTACAAAAGAAAAAGCGCCATTGGGTTAGCGCTAGTAAATTGAGGGAAAGTCCCATCTGAATGAGGGTAAACGCAATAGAAGGTCCAAACTGTGAGCGTCCTCGAAATGTCAGAGGGGCTTTCTTGTTTTGTAAAGTAAAAGAATAATTCGACTAGATTACAGCAAATCCGCCATTTTTTTTATTGATCCATCTACAGGATCAGGCGGCATACTCAGTGTTGCGCCCTTTCGCCCAAGGTAGGACCTGACGAATTGTAGTTTTTCTTTCTATTGTGGGTAGCAGCTGGCGGCGGCATCATGGCCGGTGGTTTGGAGGGGTTTTCAATCTCCCGAATGATCCTATCCAAGGTGCTTTTATTCATCTGCGGCCCTTCGATTAGTTTCCAGTCAATGCGCCGGTGCTTTAGCCTAAGCTTTCCCCTGATTAGCGGCTCGTTATTCTCCAAAATCAAATACTTGTCGGGGTCGGCTACGGGATAAACCTTAAACCGCTTTGAGCGTTGATCCTGGTGTATCTGCTCCCATTGGAGGTGAAAGCGTTTGTAGCCTTGCAGGATGATGATTTCAGGCATGGAGTAAAAATAAGAAAAGCCCCGCGGTCTCCAATGGAGCCAGGCAGAGCTTTGTTTAAGGTATATGATTAGTTGTTATAAATACCACTGCAACGGGTATGCCAACTGGCAAAAACGCCCGCCAGTAGATCTACGAAATTTACTCAAGCATATCTACGCCTTTTTACCGAGTATAAACCCTCAATTATGGATATTAAATTGTAGTACACTTACTATAGTACGAAGCACATACTATATTTATTTTAGCTGAAGCAAACGGTTCTTTGAAATGAGTACTTCCACGCACAATTTTCAGTAAAAACGCCGCAATTAAGATTTTTAGTTGGCTATGTTAAGTGAAACCCTTAAATTTTATCCAGAGATAAGAATATTGAATAATTGCGCATGCTACGTGAGTATAATTAAAAAAAGGGAGTTTTATGGTTCTCCCTAAAGATGATGCGGTATTATTAAGCCGCAGCTGTCAACAATGTCCATCCAAAACCAGAACCAGCCTGAGTCGCAGCATTGGGCAATAGTGGTTCTAATTTTAGAAGCTGTGTACTACTTGATGAAGATTGGTGAGTGTATAATGAGCCACATCTTTCACCTTTAGTATCCCTTAGAAAGGTCCCTGGTGTTCGCAGCACCGGGGCTTTTCATTTTTTGGACTGCGAATATAAGAACGAATATAATTGCAATTCTATTGCATTGCAATAGGCCAGTTTAATTATTTCAAAAAAATAAATAAAACACTTATTGCCCCTTAATCCGGTTCTGGAAGATTTATTATGCAAGTCCATTAAAAGAACCCTGGCTAAAAATCGTTTCCTAAAAAGGCGAATTTTTCAATTATTCGCCTTTTATGGCGAATGGTGCAAGGCCATAAAAAGCCCCGCCGAGATCGGCGAGGCACTACCCTTAACCATTAAAACTGCCTTATGCCGTTACCGGCGTTGGAACATATTTTTCAATTATATGAATGATCTCCTTTAGCTTATTTGCATAATCCGGATCTGTAGCATACCCCGCTTTTGCAACCTTTTCAACAAACTTGTAAGGATCCTGCTTTACCGCAAGGGCTGCACCATAACGTGGATTGCGAAGGAAGAACTTTGCATGATCGGTAAAGCAATCAGCTGGTGTATTATATTTCCTGAAATAGTCCTTGATCCGATATTTAAACCACTTCTGCCCGTTACGGATCACAGGAGTAATGGACAGGATAACCGGAAACTTCATATCAGCCCTGCGGCTGTATTCTGTTGTTATAAGTAACTGCTCGTTGCCGTTCACGCCGTCCGAATCTTTCACCCCAAAGAACATATTGCCAGGTGCTGCATCTCCCCAAGCGGATTCAAGTGCTGCCTGCGCTAGTGTTGCCCTGGCATCAATACCGGTCTCATTTTGAGTTTTCAAAGCATCCGGGTAATAAGCTTTCACAAAATCTTGCGGTTTCATCGTAAAAAGTTTTAATAGAGTACGGACTCTTTCAAAGGGTTGGGATCAGTGGTGGTTCATAGGCGTGGCGGCTTGGCCACAGTCAGTTTAACAAATCAGCGCAACGATTGTCAGAGTGCTCGTCTGGTTAGCTGCCAGTTGGGGTAGAAATGCGGGAAAATCACCCAAACCTCCGATACGTTGTATCCGCATTAGCTACGCTGTTGTTAAAGTCTTAAAATTCGCTTTATCCATTCCAGGCCTCCACTCATAAGGCCGCAAATGATACTGCGGTTTGACCAGAGCCAGGCACAAACAGGGATCAGTAGCAGCCACCAAAGCCAGAGCCGGTTACCTCCCTTAACCTGTTTACTGCTTTGGCTTTGGTCCTTATGCAGATCAACCGTTGCACTTTTTTCATGACTTGCGCTGTCATGGTTCTTATATGCGCTGGAATCGATTTTTGAATGATCTTCAACAAACGACTTACCCCCGGTTGACTGGTCCTTTTTCTTCGTTAGGTCCGTTGTAGTTTTATGGTACTCCTTCACCTTTCCGGAGCTGTCATACTTGGTAACCTCCTTTACCTGGTGAATGTTCATTTCTTCGGTGGCATGGGACGTATCGGACCTAAGAATTACTGATACCAGGTCTTTGCTCACCTTTACGGAATCATGCTGACTCACACTATCCTTTTTCACCTGCGTCTGACTACTACTGTCAAGCGTGACATGACTGCTTTGTTTCGTCTTGGCAGAAGCGCAGCCTAACAGCGTTGATGCAAGCATGGCTATTGCAATCCCGCCAATGATTACATAAAAGAGTACGTCTAATCCGTCTGGTCGTTCTTTTTTCATGATTTATCAGTATTGTTTGCAGCTTGAATAACAGGGTTGTTTTTCAATTGGAAGGTTAGAAGCTTCAGCGCCGGTTGAAACAGGTACTGAGACATAAGGCTATTCTTGTCACAGGCATACGCATTTTCAAATATGCTGGTAACCTCTATGTAAATGATAAAGACCAATAGGCCATCATTGAACCAGGAAAGCAGATCAGCACCTGACCAGTTATTTTGCTTGGCGGCATTCTGCAGAATTACCCCCACAGCTATGGAAGTGCCATACTGTAAAAACTTAACAAGGGTTTTCCGATAACCTGAAGAGGTCCGGGCCTCTTTGTTAATCACCGCTTTTGCTACGCCGGTAATAAAATCAAGAACAATTGCAATTCCCATCCACATAAGCAGCTGGGAATTTGGGAAGAAGGCGAGTTTTATAAAAGCGAGTGTGAGGCCTGCAGTTATTTTCATAAGGTCAGTTTAGTTTTGGTTTTGGATTACATTAAAACGTCTATTCTGGAAAGCTCCCAGCAACTACCCTGAAAGCCGTTGCCTTGTGCCATGTAGATTTTGGTATTGTCCGATGAGGCAAAGCTGGTAGGTGCGTGGGTAGGTTCGTGACAGTAGGATAGCTTTGTCCAGTTCACGCCGTCCTGTGAGAGATAACTACCATACTGGTTCTGGCTTCCGGTGGTGCCTTTAGTGTACATCATTACATTGTCACAGGCTGATAGGTTGCACCACAGATAATTAAATATGGCATTGTCAGCAACAATAGCCCACGTCAAACCGCCATCGGTAGACTTATACATCTTTGTGCTGTTCATGTTACCACCACACAAATAGATGGCTCCTTTAAAATAGCAGGCTGTGGCCATGCTCACCCCCGCAATGGCTAAGGGTAAGGCCCCCCTGGTTTCCCAGGTAATTAAATCGGCGCTGCGAAGGGTTACTGACAATCCCCCCCCAATGGTGTAGAAATAACCATCACCATAGCAGAAGGCAAAGATCATCGCCCCGCCAAAGCCGGTCATGGAAGAAGAGATCTGCTGCCATCCGCCTACGTTGGTATATTTCCAAGAGTCGCTAAATACGCTACCGGCCTTACCTCCCCACATATAAATAGTGCCACCCACCGAAGCATAGCCGCATTCATTTCGTGCCGCCCATGGAGCATTAGCGAGGGCAGTAAAGCTCTTACCTCCATCTGTAGACTTAAAATGTGAATTGAATACAGAACTGTTATCTGTTCCTGCAAAGACATGAATGTCAGTACCGATCACCCCACCTGAACATGAATCCTTTCCGCCTCCCTGGGTACCACCAGTAAATAATCCTGTGCCTTTACGTCTGAGTTTGTAAATCATAGCTATTTATATTAGCGACCGAGGGCGGTCATTAACGTATTCATTCTGTTTTTAAAGGCTGTGCGTTTGGTTGCGTCCCAAGCGGTATTAATGACAAAAAAAGCGCTGGCTACATAGCCGCCCCATGGCACAATTACCAGGCTAGTAGAAGGGAAACCCACACCAATCGCAAGTGTTTCAGATGTGAATTCAGTATCGCCCTGGTAACTTTTCACAGTGTTGGTATCGGTGCGGAATCCGTACAAAAGGCCCGTTGGTGTGGTTTTGGGTACACCAAGCGCCTGCGCTCCAATGTTCACATATACCTTTCCTGCATCTCCGAAGCCTAAGCCCATCACCCCACCCGTACCGCTTAAAAAGAAATACTGGTGCAGGGCATCTTGTGCATAAGCTCCCATACCAACAGTAGGCAGGCCACTCAGGAGCGAAGGATCAATAAAGGTGCTGTGTCCAGAGGTACCCTGCATTTGTAATCCTTTTGCATGATTGAGGGGAGTAGACGCACTTCCCCAAGCCAGGCGGAAAGAAGAATCCTCATCAAGCGGATCCATAAGGTTGAACCGCTTGTTTACAGCAGAAGAGCCCACCAGCGGCCAGAAAGCTATAAAGTCATTATAAAGGTTATCCGCAACCAACCCATTGGTAAAGGCTATCAGTGCATCCCGCTCCGTAGGGGTTGCTCCTGAAAGTGTAGCATAGTTAAAAGTAACGGCCATTTCAGGCGTTACTCCTGTCATAACCGTAGTCATAACATTCGGGTCCACAGACGGCGCCAGTTCAGGCTCGGCCCCTTCAAAGGTTAATTCATAGCCGTTGCGATCCCCCATGGCCTTGCCGCTCTTGGCGTTGGAGGGAGCAAGCTCCAGCCCATTCAACAGGCCATACAGCCAGGCATTCCCATTACGATCTACCCCAATGATCACAAGCAGGTTTTTTGCTAGTGTCATAAGCTCATTGCGTACAGTTGTTTGCTTTTTATTCAGCACCAGCTTAACGGTCTGCTTTGCAAAAAGGCTCCCGTTTTCCTCGCTCACTGTCAGCTGCTCTTCGACCTCTGAAGTTTGCTTAACCTGGTTGTATTTAAAAAACTGTTTGCCGGCTGCTACGGAAATGGCGGTTACCACTCCATTGACTACAGTAGGGGTAACATTGCCCTGCTCAATGATGTAGAATTCTTTAGAGCCTCCCATGCCATCCCTGCAATCAAGCGTAAAGCCTTGTGATAAGTTGCAGCTCATAATATTATTATTAGGTTGGTACTTGACATTCGTCGCTTAAATAATCGGTTGCTATATCTAGTGTGACTTTTACCGCCGCTGTCCAATCTTCAAACTTTTCTTTAAAGAGTTGCAGCGGGAAAACTTCGCTAACGGTCCAATCATCCTGATACTGAGGGCTTGCAATTAGGGCTGTCAAATCTTCAGCGATAGATATCAGATCACTAAAAACCTCCTGCTCGTTCTCCCTGGCGTCTTTGCTTACGTTCACCAGGTCTGCCAGCCACAGTTCCACAGTGTAGCGGGTTTGGCGGTTGCTCTTGTCAATAGTTGCACTGTTGATATCCACAAAGCAGGCAGGATAAGTCACCTCACCATTTGAAAGCCATTCCACGATATCACCAAAAAAGAAATGGTGAATCTGCTTATGACTTTCTGCGATGCTTTTTATTCTTGCTATTACCTGGTTTAGTGTCATGCTTTACTGATTGCAGATAGCTTTTAAGTTTTTCCTCGTTCTTATTGGTTACTTTCTTTGGCATAATTAATCGCAACAATTAGGACGGTTACCCTGATACTTTTCCTCATAGGTCCTGTAATGCGGATCCTCATCACCTAAATAGATCGGATTGGAAAAGGCATGTCTTTCCGGACGCACATCATCAACGCCCTGCCCTGGATTGATGTACTCAGGGAACTTGGTGGGCGCATTCTGCACCAGGTACATCAGCGCACGCTTTTTATAATGCTCTGCCCTGTTCTTGTACTTGGCAATTACAGCATACATATCCGACATGCTTGGTTGCGTGGTATTGTCGTTCTGCTTTGATACTACACCTTTATTGGTGTACTGGTAATTGATACCGTCAGGCAGTTCTGCCAGCACGTAATTGCAAAGCATATCAATCAGGTAATCATCAACCAGCGTCTTATAATCACCGTCTAAGGTTCCAGCTGCTATGTCGGCAAGTATCTTGTTGAACAAAGCACTTCCCAATAGAGGCAGTACGTACATATCCTGTGCAGCCTTAATCTCAGGATATATCAGCTTTTCATCAACGTTGTCATGCAGCGCCGTCCTTTCTTTCAGCAGGGTCGGTGATATGATTAAGATGTTTTTGCTCATTTCTCACCCTCCAATTCAGCTTTTGTTCTATTGCAGTTGAGGCATCTTTCATAAGGCTGCCCAGTATATTGATCATACATCGTTACGAATTGATGCAGTGCAGGCTCTTTATGCAAAGAGGGATGCATTTCAAGAGTGGTATTGCATTCTTTGCAACCGTGACACTTTTCAACCCCCATACTGCTCCAAGCCGTATGTTTTCCGCATTTACATCTGTAGTACTGCATAGATTTTTATTTGCGCTTTTTAAACTTCTTTTGGGTCTTGCTCATTTTTGCAATCTTGTCAAGGACACTATCACCAGGACCGCAAAAGGGCTGCGGGAACTTGTCAGACAGTTTGCTTTTTTCTTTGTGCTTTCTTACGTTGGATATCATCCTTAAGATTTTTTAATCACCACATTTGATTTCCACATATGCCGGCAGTGTGGCTCGATGGTGCCGTTATTATTCCAGAATCCGCCCCTCCTGTTCCATACGCTATACCCCAACCTTTCAGAAATGGCTTCAATTTGCTGGCGGGTGTAAAACCGATCCAACTCAACCAACTTTCTGCAGAATGGCCGTGTAGTTGGGATCACTGCGGCGCCTACGCCGGGCATCACCTCATAAGAGTACATGACCTGTATCTTCGGCAGCTTACGGGTGATCTTTTTAATATCACCAATCTTTTTGCGGATTTCGTCCAATATTCCCGGTTCAGGAACTTCGTTACCTGTCGCATCTTCTGCGAACTGCAGGAAGAAACTCATTTCAAATTCAACGGCATCCTTATCACTCTCAAACTTTACTTCCTTGCTCTGAATCACTTCAAACTGTTCCCGGCTCTCTCCTGTCTCGCTGAACATATCTGCAACATCTTCCTCTGAAAAGTCGGCGCTGAATCCATCCTCAATACCCAGCAATGAGCTGATATCCTCATCGTTCAGGCCCAATGAAGTTTTAAGCAGTGTGGTTGCGGCTTGCCTGGTTAGCTGTCCTTTGGAGTACTGGCGAATAATGCGCATTAGCTGCTGGTGCTGCTTAGCTGTCAGGTTCTTGATATTATCATTCACCATCTGCTGTTCACCCGCTGCGCCTCCTGGCATATGAACTTCGGTTGCAGCCTTAGCGCCTACAGGTCCATCCGTATATTTGGTGGTATCGATGCCCATTTTCTCCAACAGCCAGGAACGAGGAGCGGCTTGTAAAAGGGTTTGATCGGTGAACTCAATTCCAACAGGGTCGGTTTTAATCAGCTTGATATCTGTGGCCAGACCTTTAAAGCTGGCAAACTGGTTGATGATCCGTTCAAACTGTGCCTGCTTTGCTTTGACGTAGGTATTATTGAAAATCTCGTAAGCAATACGAAGCTCATTGTGGCCTCCTAACTGACCTTCTTCTTTAATGCCGAAAAGGATCGGCGAAGTAATTCTATGGCCAGCATATATATTAGAAGATATAAGATCATCAACCGCTTTGAAATCTTCCTTAGTCAGATCGCTAGAACCTAGATCGTCAATGGTTGGCTTTTTGTTTGGGTCGTTGTTAAAGCCAATAATGATCTTCCTTCCTTCGGATCCGGTGAACTTCTCGTTGAACCTACGCTCAATAACTTTCTTCTTATCCTCTGCTGGTTCACCGTTGTAAAAGTTAATGAACTTAGAGGCGCTGAATCCTGTCTTTGAATTGGTCAGCGTGTGCTTGGAAACTTCAACATCAGCCTCTATGTAGTTGTTGGAAGAGACGTAACCAGGAAGGCAATAAGGGCCTTCATCTGGGCCTTCTTCAGAAAAAAAGAAGATAGATGTTTTTGGCTCATCCGGATCAAAGGCCGGGAAGATTTTTATTTCTTCTTTCCTGTCTGCCCAATTCCGTTTGTAATAAAACTCAGTATTCTCTTCATTGCTCCTAACCTTCCTGAATTTCAAATGATAAATATCCTGGATGGCACCAGCAGTATTAAAAATGACCTGCCAGTAAAAGCCGCCAAATATTTCAATGTCCAGTAGGGATTTCCCTGTTATATCGTTCCATGTCTCACCTGAACTATTCGCTTTCTTTAACCATTCCGTTGCAGTTGGATCATCTGACTTTAAACCGCCTCCAAAAATGTAATCTTTCTTACCTCCTACAATGGCGCCATGTTTGGGTGACTTCCTGAACAGGCTATAAATAAAATCAGGGTACTTGTCATCCTCACCAAACAAGATGTAAGGCTTATTATTTACCTTTTTGAACTCAGGTAACTTACTGTCTGAGAAGTTCAATTCTACTGTTATGACCTGCGCATTATCCGCCATAAGCCTTATAGTTGGTTGAAGGTTCGTACTGTTGATAACTGAAATTGCCGCTCTTATCTAGTCGCATGCGGCCGTTTTCCACTTCGTTGAGTCCTGCCTCATCTGTGTTCACTGCGCTTGCCTGCTCATAAACCTTGTAGCTCCATTGGCCTACAGATGCATTTGCAAACAGTGAGGCCGTATTGATCGCAAAAGCATTGAACCGAGCAGGGTACAGGCTTTGGTCAGGACCGGCCACAAACCGCACGATTTCCTTTGTGGTGAAATGCTCAAATACAAACAAGTAATGAGGATTGGTAAGGGTAGCCTTTTCGGTAAGCGTTACCACAATCTGATCATCTGTTTTACCCTGCGTAAGTAGGAGCATACTGATAGTGTGGCAGATGGCTATTTTGTACCGACTGCATAACAAAAAAGCTCCTGTAGAAACAGGAGCTTTTGCAAACAGCTGGAAATTCCGGGATAGAGAAATATTATGGACCAGGAGTGGTTAAAGTAGCAATAAGGGAAGCCTGCACGTTTTCAGCCAGTTCAGGTTCAAAACCTCCAAACTGAAGTTCATACCCGTTGCGGTCGGCCATGGCCTTACCGGATTTGGCAGCACCACTATCCAGCAGCACACCATTTTGACGGCCATAGATCCAGGCTTGACCATTGCGGTCAACTTCAATAATGATCAGACGGTTTTTAGCTAACAGCATGATCTCATTGCGTACCGTGGCCTGGCGTTTATTCAAAACAATCTTAACAGTCTGCTTGGAATAAACAGAGCCATTCTCCTCAGATGTGGTAAGTGCCTCATCACACTCAGAGGTTTGCTTTACCTGCGCATACTTATAGAACTGCTTTCCGGATAGCTTGGTAATGGCTGTCACCACACCAGCTGCAAGGGTAATGGCAGAAACGTTGTCGAATTCTATTATATAGAACTCTTTAGAACCGCCAATGCTATCGCGGCAGTCCAAAACATATCCTTGCGTTAAAGCACAACTCATTTTGAATTCATTAAAGGGGTGAAAGAAAGGCGGCTGTTACACCGCCTGATTACTTTTATATTATGCCAGGGTGAACTGCACAATCTCAGCAGGGAAGGCCACTTGCACACCTGTTTTCCATTCTGCCACAAAGCGCACTTCATCTGCCTCTTTTGCAAAGAAGATTTCCCACTTGTCCTCTTCGCCAAGGATATCACAACCCAGATACAAATTGCTCATACGCAGTGCATATAGGCGGTTGGTGCTGTCCAGACCATGAACGGCGGTCAGCGTATATTGAGTACCAGGGATCTTCATTTCGCCTGACTTCTGAGCGCTGTTGTCAGCACTGTAGGCATACAGGTTGGCGTCAATCAAAGCCTGAATCCACAGCTCATACACTTCCCATCCGCAGAAGATGCGGATATCATCATTACCCTTTACATCAGCAGGGATAGACTGCCAGATGTTGGTAACAATATCCCTTACGTTCGTCTTAGTGATACCGGTTGTAGCCAGCACAGGAGAAGCAAAGGATTTAGAAGCAGCCGGCACAATGGTATAAGCAGCAGTAGTTACCGCAGCAGCACCGTTGGCAGCAAGGGTTAACGAGGTGTCAGAGGCAATTGAAAGCACTGTACCAATCAGCACAGAGCCAGAATACAGTTTATCGCCTACTCCAACCTCAGTGGTAAATTTGGAACTTTGACCAGTTACGGAAGCAGACCCAGTGGTTGAAGTGAAAGTACCAGTACCTTTTTTGGCGTTGGAAGCCACAGCCAGACCAGCAGCGTCAATCAACTTAATAAAACCATCGAACTTGCTCAGGTTGGCATTACCGCTGTTAGTATCACCTTGCCATAAAGCGATCTCCAATTGCTTGGCGATCTTGGAAGCTTTGCGGTTAGAATACACATCCTCGAAAGGCGGTGCATCAGGACGAGAACCGGCCTTCATTTTCAATTGCAGGTAAGTAGACTGCAAAGTTTTAGGACACAAGCTTTCGTTCACCTTGATCTTACCAATCGTAAGAGTCCGGCGTGTGAAATTAGTTGTACCAGAAGAGTTGAATCCACAAGTGCCGCCAGCTTGGAAAACGGCATCAGTGTCCATTACGTTGATCTGTTCAGCGGATTTAACCTCTGACAATACATTACCTTCTGATTGG